AAGCGAGGAATTTGTGCCACGTATTATTTATCCTCCGAAAGCTAAAAAATGACTTGTGGAGGTTCAAATAAAAATCTTGTTTTTTTCGAGTGCGCTAACCCCCGTAATTTGATTTGAAAATCAGATTACGGGGGTTGCATTGTATATGTACCAATCGCTATTATAATTCTAACATACCGAAAAACCAAAAAAGCAGATTTTTCAAACTTTTCAAACTTTTTTTAGAAAATCCAAAACTTTTTTTCTGTAGGCCTCCCCTACTTTTCCTTCGTTAAACATCTTGGCAACCCTCCACCACGGATGCCCTCCAAAAAAATGCAACCGAATTGCCCTGGCTATATTCACATCTTCGATAGCATCCAAAAACGTATCCACTTCTGACACAATCCGTTCAAGCTTCTCCAGCCGCTTCTGAAGCTTTGCCTTTCGTGGGTTTGGGATAAGGCCGCGAATTGTAACCGGGTGCTCGGTGTACGGGTATTCCGGGGACGAACCCTTCACGGTGTCCGTCCCCTCGATGTAATCCGGTAGTTCCTGCAGCTCCTTGTGGATACTCTTAATCTCGGCCTTCGCGCTTTTGTATTGGGATAATTCTTTTGCTGTCACCTGACACCCTCCAAACTAATTCTCCGGGCAAGAATCCCGGTCGAGTTTCTTTTCTTTACGTGCTGCGTACCGCCATAAGGCAAGCAATACGAACACCGACAGAACCGTTAATGTGCCGATTCCGGCGAGTATGTAGATGATGATGTTCATCGGGATTTCCCCTTTCTTTTCAGCTGTTTAGCCAGGTCGTCTGGCAAAGATTCCGGCGTCCAGTGTACGCCGATATAGTCAAGCACTTTCCCCCAGCCGAACGGCTGCCCATGCTCATCCTTGCAGCAGCGGTACATCCAGAATTCCCATTCTTTGGGGTTGTCTTCATACAGCCGGTCAAAACGGTGCGGTCGTTTTTCCAGCTGGATACCAAACCCACACATGCTGCAGCCCGTGCGCTGTGCCCTCGTTGTCCGCAATGTACCGTCCTCATCCCGGACAATTTCGCCGTATATCTCTGGCACCGGCACGTTTAAATCCAGCGCAAGCTGCAAAAGGTCCTGCCTGTTAAAAACAGCAAACGGCGCGGAACGGATTGTCGATTTGCCGAAATAATTGCAGCCGTTTATCATCAGCGACTTTTGCCTCCGGCCTCCTTCTGACGCCATCAGTCCGAGGTATGGGACGCTGTTGTTTTGCTTCGCCCAGTCGTCACACGGCTTCTCTTTGAGATAGTAGCAGCATTTCGGCGACACCTTAAACGGTGCACATTGGTAGCTGACTCCTTCGCGTTCATTCTCTCCCCCGCCAAACAGTTCCAGCCACCTCTGCGCCATCTTCATCCGGGTGTTTTTGCGGTAGCCGCCGTATTCCCCCGTTTCACCCGTGATGATAGCGTGCCGTACCGTTGCGTTTTTGGGCGATGGGTTTTGCAACAGCTCTATTTTCGAGGCCGTCTCTTTCGACAGGACCGGAAAGCCGAACTCCTGCAATACCGCTGTTTTGCTTTTCAGTGGCCGTAACGGTATAACGCCCAATTGCTTGTGCACAGCCTGGATGCTTTTGTCCTCTAGTGTGCTCACCGATACAGCCGGCACGGAAATTCCAACAGACTGCAAAAACAGGTACAGCGTTATGCTGTCAAGCCCTCCGACAGACACATGGCAGTTTAATCCCCTGTGTCCGCACTCGTTGTAAAACTCCCACGCCCTGATTCTGGCGTAGTTTGTTTTAAATGCGTAATCCTGCTGCTGTTTCACTCGGAAACTTGCTATCTTTTCATCCGTTTTGTTTTCTTTCATCCGCTCTATGCAGTTTTTCAAGCTTGTTCCTCCTCTGTGCTACCGTACTCTTTGTCATATTCCTCGGGTGTAATAATTTCAATTTTGTCATCTTGTATAAACTGCAGTCCTATCGCATCAAGGAATTTGCGCTTATCTAAATCTTTTGTCAGTTCGTTATAGTCGATTTCTTTGTCTGATTCACCAATATCAACGCATAGACCTGCAGGAATCGGTTTGCCCTTTTTATCAACATCAGCATCTTGTATCCTGAAACAAATACGTACTTTAGCCATTTTTACTCGTCTCCTTGATTTTTTTAATCCGTGCGGCCAGCGTCAGCATAAACCAGTTCTGCGCGTCCGTACGGTCGTCCAGCACCTCGTCTTAAGATTTTTGATTGCTCCACACCCCACAAAGTACGGTTTCAACCCGCTCTTTTATCTGCTGTTTTTGCAGCTTTTGGGTTACTGGAGCCGCTTTTTCTTCATCTAAGCATCTGTTTATGATATCTTTTACGCTGTATCCCATAAAATAAAGGTCTATAATTTGATTTTTAGTTAACATAAGCCTTGCTCCTTAGGGAGAAATATCTTCTCCAAATTCGCAATCACAAGCGAATGAGGCGTTCTCACATCCATCAGCTCCAGCTGGTAATACCACCGTACTTCTTTGTGGTGTATCCGCATGGTGATTGCTGTCACGGTGTAGGAATGGCCCTGATATTCCACCTGCGTTTGATGTGCGATTGCTTTCTTTGCTTCCATCAAATCCATTGTTTTCCCCTTCAGAACGGAATGTCGTCATTCGCGCCGAACGGCTCCTTTGAATCGTCAAGCTGTTCGCTGCGGTACGTGTCCGCCTCATAAAACTTCTGGTGCTTGAGGTCAAAATACAGGTTTATTTTGCCTGTATTCCCGAACTTGTTCTTGTCGAGCAGCAGTTCCGTTTCCTCCGGCCGGATGAATTCATCGTTCTTTTTCAGTACATACGGCCTATGCAGCAGCGCGATGTAATCGCCGTCCTGCTCGAGCCCGCCGCTCTCCTTCAAGTCGGACATTGTGGGCGCATTCCCGCCGTTCCTCGACAGCTGGGAGAGCACCAGTATGGTACTGCCTGTTTTCTTTGCCACCCGCTTCAATTCGCTCGATATGTAATCTGTCTTGACGCGCACGTTCTCATATTTCTGCGCGGCCGTCACAATCTGGATAAAGTCCACAACCACCAGGTCAGGCTTCACCTCAGCTATCTGGTTGCATATCAGCTCAACTGCATACACATCATCCACCACGATGAACTGGTTGTTTTCCTTCAACTGCGCCATCTGGCGTTTGACCGTGTTTACTTCGTCCTCTGACAGCCGGTTCTGTGAAAACCTCTCATATTTGATTTTGTTCTCCGCCGCCATCACACGCTCAAATATCATTTCAGACGACATTTCAAGCGAGAAGAACAGGACCTTCTGCCCGTATTTTATCTGGTTGTACGCGATGTTTATTGCAAACGTTGTCTTACCTGTCGATGGCCGGGCGCCGATGATAAAGACACAGCCCTTGCGGATACCGCCAAGGATTTTATCCATCGTGGCGAACCCCGTCCGGATGGTCGGCCTGGGCTTATTGAGGTTCTGAGTAAACGCATCTATCCGCGCCTTGTTCTCTTCCAAGCAGTCCACAAATAGCTGACGGCCTGTTTCGTCCTCCACAATCCTCTGCACGTTCGGCAGGCTGCATTCGCCCGAAAACATCAAATCGTTTATCTTCCCCATCAGGCGCCGCTGGGAGGCCAGCTCCTTCAAAAGCCTCAAATGCTCGTCGAAGTGGTGCCGCGATACCGCCGTCTCACAGCAGACAACAACCTCCCGCCGTTCGTCCGGGTCCTCAAGCTGTGACAGCACCGTCACGCTGTCGAGCTTTCCATCCTTTTCGTACACGCGCTTCAGCTGCTTAAAAATGGAGCGGTAAACGGTATGCTCAAAATCCCCTTTTTCCAGCAGTGCGAGCTTTTCGCCCAGCTCCGGGAACAACACCAAACAGCCAATCACGCTGCGCTCTGCGTAAATACTTTCACGCTGCATCCTGTTCCCTCCTAATCGTCGTCATCGTCATCCGCCAGATTCCTGATTCCCTGATATCCGCCGGCATAAGGCTTTTGTTCCTTACTGCTCCACCTGCGCAGGAGCGCCTGCCAGTCCGTTACGGGTTTTCCCTCTCTGGTCGTCCATTCGTTTTTCTGGTAATGCTCGAAAAATTTCACTGCGTCCACATTGAGGTGCTCGCGCTTCACAAAGTCAAAAATTTGTTCAAAAGTCGGTAGTACTACTTCTTTTACTTTCTTATTTCTTTCTTTATTTCTTACATTGTTGTTATTTTGATGTTGATAACATGTTGATAACATGCTATCAACATGGTCTTTTGATGTTATATCTCGTGTTGTTTCTTGAAACCGTGCATAATTTTTTACCGTTAGAATCGCCGCTCCCGCCGCTTTTCGCTGTGTTATTTCCCCAGTTGATTTCAAGTGAGAAATTGCCGTTCGCACTTTCTGAATGCTCAATTTCGTTTCTTGTGACAAACCTTGTAACGAAATGACCCTTTCTCCTGGGTTTATTACCTCGCCCCTCCACTTCTTCGGCTCGTAATTTGCCGTCAGCAGCAAGTGGAGAAAAACTGTTTTTGTATTAATATCACCATACCACTCCCAATTGAGCAGGCTGCGGTATATTTTAACAAAACCATGTTCTAGCATAAATCACACCCCCAGACGCTCTGCGAGCCTCTTGACGGCACTTTCATACTGTGCTGGTGTTAAGCCCTGTTTTTGCAGTTCACGCTTCCTGCGCTTAAATTCGAGCCATATATCAAGTGTGTTCTGTTTCGCCATATTTTTGCTCCAGCCTTTCCTTGAGTTCCCTGTAAAGC